CTCTAAAACTGACATCGAAGGAATGATATACAATCAATTACTAGGAGCAATGGAAAACGTAGCGTTAAGGGATTTCTATTACGCTAAATTCTCTAAAAAACTTATATCTGGCACTTCGTGGGTAAGAAAGACTAGTGATACTAACTTATGTACTGGATATATTGGCTATTCTGAAAGCAAAGTTCCTGCTTCAGTAGGTGAGACGGTTGAAACTAACTTAAACTTTGTTAGGCCCGGCGCCCTCTTAAAATTTACAGCACCTAATGACGTTTCGTATTCATATTTTGATACTAAAAACAATAATGCATTAATTACAAGTGGAGTTAATTCGCTAGAAGAACTTCATCAGATTCCGTATGCCGCAACTGAGATTTGGTGTAAAGTGATATCGGTATCTGCTGACGGTACAGGAATCAACGAAACTGGCCAGCTTGCTAATGGTACAGGAGCAGTTATATTAAATGATATAGTTCCTACTGGAGCAGTGCTGTCTCAAGTTATCCCACCGTGGAAAACAATGTTATCTAAAGATACTATTACGTCAATTGTTGGTTTAATTTTTGCAAATAAACCGTTTGGATTACGATATGACGTTTCGACATTATCGTGGAAAATAGTGTACGATGTAAATGTTAATACGTTTAGTGAATTTAGTACAGTAAACGAAGGAAGCTCTAGTGGCCAACAGAAAGATAGCAGCTGGTTGATTTTATTTACTACGGATACTGTGTACTACACTGTTAAATTTAGATTAAGTCGATATGTATTTGAGAGTGACAAGCAAGTTAGATTTTATTTTGATAGTTCAGATAACATTTATGATTCAAAAACTAAGTCTATCATTAAAGACTCTATTGAGGTACTAGGTGTCAACGCTAAGCCGAATAGTAATATTCCGTTTACCTATAATAGAAAGTGGGAAGTTGCTAAAGAGTATGTCGGTATCGACGGATATGTTGATACTAAGAAAGTTCAAGTTACATTTAGTGATGCAGACAACGACGGAGTTGTTGATAATCCTGATATTTTTGACGACATAGTTGGCGACAATCTCGCAGTCCTTGAACGATACGAAGTATTCCTCGGTCAAGAAGATTATCGAATTTTTGATAACTCAAAAAATACTGTTGCTATATTATCTAGCGAAAAAGATCTTTTAGCAACTAGTACTGCCCTCACTGACGGCAAATTAATATACGAGTTAGGCCAATATTTTTACTTCAAGGACACTAACTTGGTAAAGAGATTTGTTGCAACGTTGCCGACTGTTTCTTTAGCGATTTCTTTAGATTACAAGGTATTCACTGGCAGAAACAATCTTAAATTCCAATATACCCATAATGCAGATTTTGATTCTAGAATTGATCCGGGGTTGACTAATATCATTGATGTGTACGTGTTAACGAAACAGTACGACACTCAGTTCCGACAGTGGGTACTCGGTAGTGTAATAGACGAACCATTGCCGATGTCGTCCGATTCATTGCATTCGATGATGTCACCTTCTTTAAATAAGATTAAAGCAATTAGCGATGAAGTTGTGTATCATCCAGTAAAGTACAAGTTGCTATTTGGAAACAAAGCATCGGAGAACCTAAGGGCAACATTTAAAATTACAAAGAACCCTAACTCAGTTATTAGTGATAATGATGTGAAATCTAAGACATTGTCGGCAATAAATGAATTTTTCGGATTAGAAAATTGGGATTTTGGAGATAGTTTTTACTTTTCAGAATTGTCTGCGTATGTAATGTCTCGACTTTCGCCTAACATTGTAAATTTTGTAATCGTTCCTCGTAGATCCGATTTGTCATTTGGAAACTTATTCGAGATTCGTGCAGAAAAAGATCAAATTTTTGTTAATGGTGCTACTATAGATGATATCGAAATAATATCTACTATTACTACTAGCAACATTAAAGGAGCAAGTGCAATTAGCACTTCTCTAAATGCAGTAACTAACCAAAGCGTAATTAGCTCAGGAAATGCGTAATGTCAACTAACAAGAACCAACAAGAAATTCAACTTCCAGTTAACGGGAACACTAAAAGACAATCGTCTGATTTATTGCCTAAAATTTATAGAACTGACAGTAATAAAAAGTTCTTGCAATCTACTGTTGACCAGTTAACCCAGCCCGGTTCTATTAAAAAAATTAATGGATATATTGGCCGCCAGTTTTCTAAAACTTCAACTGGAAATGATATCTTTATAGAAGCAACAGATAAGCTCCGCCAGGATTACCAGCTTGAGCCAGCTGCAGTTATTCACGATTATATCGGAAATACTGTATTCCATAAAGATTATATAGACCACATCCACCATATAGACACGTTTGGCGGAATTACAAATAACCACGATAGAATAAACAAGCAAGAAAGTTACGCGTGGAATCCTCATATTAGTTGGGATAAGTTTGTTAACTTCCAAGACTACTATTGGTTACCATACGGGCCGGATGCAATAACTGTTTCGGGACAACCGCGCGGAATAGTTAGTACTATTTCAGTTAACCTTGTAACTGAAAGTGATAACGTATCGTACGTGTTTAGTTCTGCCGGACCTTCGCAAAACCCTACTGTTAGACTGTTCAGAGGTCAAACTTACCACTTTGAAGTTCAATCTAAACATAATCCTTTTTCGATTAAGACTAGTCGCACTGAAGGAGCATCTGATCTTTACGAGTTAGGAGTATCAGGGTCGTCGGTAGAAATAGGTACTATTACATTCACGGTCCCAAAGCGAGCTCCAAGCATTCTATATTATGTAAACGAATCAGATGCTAACGCAGGAGGAATGTTTGAAATATGCGACATTACTGAAAATACATTCCTTGACGTTGAGGCTGACATTGTTGGTAAAAAAACATACACCACTGAGACAGGTATAACATTGTCTAACGGAATGAAGTTGCAGTTCTCCGGAAAAATTTCGCCTGAAAAATATAATTCTAGTGTTTGGTACGTAGAAGGGGTCGGAGAATCGATTGTATTAGTGCCGCAAGCAGATGTTGATGTTTTTAGTTCATATGCTTCCCAACAAAACGATCAATTTTCTTCTACTAAGTTCAATCAAACTCCATTTGATGCTTCGCTTAACGTTGCTGCAACCAAAGATTACATAGTTATTAAC